GGGAAGTTATGATGTTCTTCTTAATTATGCTAAAGGAAAGCGGGAAGTCTTAGCCTCGAAGAACACTGTATATATTATATTACTTTTCTCCCAAAAAGTCAATATCCTTGCGAGTGGGCGATTTTTTAAGGAGGAAATAAAAATGAAAAATCCTAACGGATACGGAACTATTGTTAAATTGCACGGCAACAGGCGAAGACCTTACGCCACTAAGATAACATTTGTAACGCTCGATGCGATAACAAATACCTATGTAAGAAAGAGCAAGTACTTAGGCTATTATGAAACCCATGAGGAAGCTCTTACGGCGCTTGCAAGACATAACATCGGAAGTATCCCTGAGAGTATAGTCGATTTGACATTTAAGGAAGTGTGGGATATATGGGCAAAGAGAAATTTGGAAAAAGGATCAAGCTCCCGGGCAAGCGCATATACCACCGCAATAAAAAAGTGGGCGCCAATATACAACAAAAGAATGACCGATATTAAGCTCACGCATTTACAAGATATTATAGATGAGTACGAAGGGCAGAGCAAGAGCGCACTTAATAATATGAAATTGGTAGCAAATTTCATTTTCGAGTGGTCTATAAAAAATGATCTGATCACAAAAAACTACGTTGAGTATCTCGATCTGAACCCGAAAGATGTCACAAACCATGTGCCGCTTTCCCACGAAGAATTCAACAGAGCTGTTAATCTTCCCTTGTCCGAAACAAGCGCTCTGATAAACATTTACTTAAGATGTGGTTGCCGTCCCTCGGAACTGCTTACGCTGCCGTTGGAAGATGTACATCTTAATGAACGATATTTTGAGCTCAAAAGAGCCAAAACAAAAGCAGGCGTGCGCATCGTTCCTATTGCAGAAAAGGCGGTCCCGAGCTTTGAATATCTTACAAGAAATGCCTCAAAATTTCTTGCAAACATAGATTATCAAGATTACCGCCAACAATTTAACAGCCTTGTCCCCGGACATGTTCCCCACGATACAAGAGCAACCTTCATAAGCTTCATGCAGGAAAAGGAAGTTCCGTTACCAATAATTCAAAAAATAGTCGGGCACGTTTCGGGAAACATTACCACCGATGTTTACACTAAAATTTCACTTGAACCAATGCTGAAAGCGGTCAATACTTTGTAACTAATTTGTAACTAACGACCTAAAAAAGCAAAAATAAAAACCCCCATAATCCCGTATTTTTCGGGGTTTCAAAATGGGAGCAAAATAATACATTTTTATAATTTCAAATCAGTAAAACTTTGATTTAAAGCCTACTCACAAGGAATGTTGTAAACAATTTGTAACTAACAAAGGCACGATTGTATATATTTCGTGCCTTTTTTATTTTTATTATATCAAATATTTCTTCCCTTGTTCAAGAAAAAATTTTTACATAAATTAAAATTTAGTATTGACTTTACATAAACTCTGTGATATACTATAGTTACGGTAAAGGAAAGCAAAGAAACAAAGAAAGGAAGAGCACCATGTTAAAGATAGAAAAAAGACTTACAGAAAATGAGGATACATACAAATTTTATGACATTCACATCATTCTCGATGATGTGAAAATAGGTTATGCAGAACTGTTCGTCATAGACGAATACAACTTCATAAAAAGCATCGAGATAAAAAAAGAGTATAGAAACAAAGGATATGGAACTAAAGTATTAACAGACCTCGCAGCAGAGCTCGATGGGTTGTATATCTGCCCGGATAACAAAGATGCCGAAAGATTATATACAAGGCTCGGAGACGAAACAAATGCACCCGAGTGTTTAGAAAGCGAAACCGACGAATACGGCGTTATGTACTATATAGAATAAAAATTTATTAAGTAAACAAAGGGCGGCAAACAGCCGCCAAAGAAAGGAGAAATAAAAATGAAAAAAATTATCAATGGAAGACTTTATGACACAGAGACAGCAAAAGAGCTTGGAAGTGACGGTTACAGCAACCGCCGAGACTTCCATTACTGGGAGGAAACGCTCTACCAAAAACGCACAGGAGAATTTTTTGTGTACGGGGAAGGAGGACCCGCATCAAAATACGCTGAAAGCGTTGGTTTAAATGAGTGGTCAGGCGGTGAGCGTATAATGCCGCTCAGCTACACAGAAGCCCGGGAATGGGCGGAAGAACATCTTAACGGAGATGAATATATAGAAATCTTCGGTGAACCCGAAGAGGATGATACAAAGCAAAAAATAACGCTGTCGCTATCAGTGGCGGCGATTGCCAAAGCCAAGCAGGAAGCGGCAAAAGCAGGAATAACGTTATCCGCCTACATAGAAAATCTTATATAAAAAATGGTAAAGGGCGTGATAAATTTCACGCCCTTATTTTATTTAACATACATAACCATTTCTTTTACTTCGTTCGCACCTGTTTTTTTGAAAAATCGCATTTTATAGACAGTACCGTTTTTCTTCCTGTACCATGTTGCTTTTCTTCCCGTGTTTCTGGTACGCAAATACTGAACACTTCCTGCCCAGTGCCAAGGATCCACCGGCAGCGTATTATATAAATCATATCCCTGGTAGTTATCAATTACCAGTAGGCCATGAGGACCCGAGTTGTAAAATGCATTATAACTACTACCGCAATTAAAGTGGTATGGTACATAAGCGTATTCAAGATTTGTCATATTTGCAAATGCTGTTAAGCTTCCTGCTCCAAGCCAACCGGGATCAATGATCAATCGTTTTATGTATGTGTTGTAATAAAAAGGTCCCTCCGCGACGGCTCCCGTTTCGGGGTCGTAATAATCGCCGATGGAGCGCAACACATTCGGTGCCAGTAAATTTACCACATTTGCTTTGAGATTGTAAAAACAAGACGGTCCCAGATATGTAGCATTTGGATTTAATGTAAAGCTTGCAAGTGTGTCCGAATCGTCATAAGTCGGCAAGCATCTTTTTCCGAAGTAGAGCACTTGTTCAAAGCCTATAATATCACTTCCAGAGGGAAACGATGTGCTTAAGCCAAAACTTTCTATTTTTGTAATTGTTTGCGCATTGTGGAGCTTAACAACCGCAGGCGTGAAACCTTGTCTTCCTGTCGCCTCAAAAAAAGCACGTTCGGGTATCTCTGCAAGGTTGAGTTTAAGCTCAATCTTATAAGTATCTCCTATACAGTGTACCCACGCAAAAGCATACTTACCTAAACTTGAAATGCCAGCTCCCGAAAGAGATTGTGTTATACCTCTTGTCCATCTCCCCGCAAAAGCATACTCTCCCACACTTGTAAGAGACGAAGGGAGATTAATATCATAAAGTGGCACCGTGGGGTTGCTCCCCGTTTCCGAATAACAAAAAGCATAATCGCCTATAGTGGTAAAGTTTTCGGGTATTGTTATAATATATGGAGTAGTATCATAAAAACCTATTGCCGATAAATCGCTATATGAATTGTTTATAGGTTCCTCTTTAAAAGCATTATCGCATATAGTGGTGCCACCGGAACGAAAATACAAATTGTAGACCGGTACGCCTACCGTTTGCCAAGGCATGGAGGTAACGCTGCCGTCAATCAAAAGTGCGGAAGTGTACGGAGTAGTCACCCCTGTTGTAGTATTCGTTCGGTAGTTTACCCAAAATTCATAAGTGCCTCCGCAATCTCCGGAGCTTGCCAATCGCCACTCGTAAACAATAGCCATTATGTCACCGCCTCCAAAATATAACCCACGTCACCCGTTGCGTAATCGGAGCTGTACATATCCGCCACCGCTGTTATTTCTTTTGCAAATATCCCCTCAAACTCCATTTCGGTATAATTTGTATCAAATGTTGGAATTTTAACAGGGAACTCGGTTGTTTGCTGTCCCGTGTCGGCATACTCAAAATTGGAGGAAGTAAAGTACAAGGGCGAGCCATTAACAGTAACATTTTGCGTATTTGCCGATGTGTAGTAATAGTAAGTGTTGCCCTGCTGATCCGTGTCGCTTGAAGGCTGCGTGAATGTTACTCTTCTTTTTACCATAACATTGCCCTCGCTTGAGAATATGACGGCCGTCATACTCGAAGGTAAAGAACCGCTCACAAATAGCCATCGGTCAAGGGTGCTGTTATACTTTAACGCCCATGCTTTAAGCTCTGTGAACATTTCTAATCCTTCCAAAGGCATTCCGCCACCACCGCCACCGGCGACTTTCTTTATAGCTTCGTTTGTTTCCGTGCCATCCTCAAGAATTGTTTTTGCCATAAAGCCGTCCGAAGTCTTGTTGATTGGTTTGTTTATTTCGTAAGATGATGTTTTTGCCGTCCTTGCAGCATAAGTTCTTGTGTAGGCTCCATCATATTTTGTTGTGATAGAAAAAACTACGCTCTGTTGTTGGCCGCCGTCTTGATCCACTATCAAAACACAGTCGCCCGGCTTTACCGATACATTTCCGGGGCAAGTTGCCTCAAAACCGATATAATTCAATCCGTTAAGATACTCCCATATTTTGGTATAATTGTAAGTTTCTTGTTCCCCGGAAGGTATTTGCAAATACTTCAAGAGCTCATTGTCTACATCCACAATTAAATTGTATTGTCCGGAGCTTGGTGTGGAAATTGAATAAAAAACATCGTTTATGTTTATGGCATTTACTTTTGATGTACACATTGCCGTGCTGAAACGATATGTGATAGATGGAGTTATGGTGTATGTGGCTTGGTACGAATCGGGCAACTTTGTCATGCTTATAGTTGTTGCCGATCCTGTCGGATCTATATAGGCATTTGCACAACCCAAGCCTGCAAGCATACCTACCAATTCCCTGCCTGTGGGTTTATGTGCAAGCACGTCCACAAAATCGCTGAATTTGAACATGTTAAAGTCGGATGAAGTAGCAAAGCTTGGAAGAACCACAGTCACGCTAAACTTGCTATCTATCAAATCCTTAAGGTCGTTAACAGAAAAGGATGTTTCTTGCTTTAAGCTCTCTATCTCCGTGCCGGTAAGTTCCAACGGCTTGCCGAGCAATGTAATCATTGCATCGGCACCCTTTACTGTCGTTAAGATACCGTCTTTCTCGAGCTCTGTTACACTTCCTTTAGCTATCGTTGTGGTAGTGCTTGTATCGGTATTGGTAAGATTTACTACAATGCTGTCACCAACAACAATATTGTTTACATTGTTGGATTGTCCATCAAAATTTATATTATAGAGTTGCAGCGTGTATGTTGAAGCTCCCGTATTGCCTATCGATATTGAACTGTCGTTTATAAGAGCATCATTTATCTCAAGTGATTTAAGGTTGCCATCATCAAAAGTGTATGTGCCTATTACTATACTGACTGTATATGCCATAAAATCACCTCTCCGTAAGCTCAAGTGACAAGCCGTTCCAAAGCCCCGTAATGGCTCCTGTTTTGGATATCCCTTTTAACCCTATATAGGGAACGGTGCGATCGGATACATAAGCGGTTATCGTTTCCGGTAACCCCGTTGATGATGTTACGGGATCGAGATATTTCACACCAACATATACACCACTCATAAGAGGGGTAAGCACAATGCTAGATTCCGCCGGAGACAAGGGACGGAAGGTCAAAGAAATTCTTCGTTTTGTTGTTATTTTGTTTTTGATGTAAGCGCCGTTTGTTGTTCTACCGGATTGGGATTCTATATCCATTATGTCAACTTTGAAACTTTCGAGATATTCTGTGAGATTAACATAAGTGCCTACCGTACCGTTTACTATTGGTGCGACAAAGCAAACCTCGCTTATATATGTACTTGTATCCATTATTACACCTCCAAAACAACACGGCCTGCTTTTCTTTGCAGTTCATTTATACTGTCCACTACCAAACGGCCGAAGCTCTGACCGCCGATATTAAGCTCTATGGTAATAGGTTTGTCAAAAGAGCTTGATGCGGCTGAGCTTGATACGGTTCCCGTACTTGATGTTGCCGGTGTACCCGAAAGTACTCCATTAAGCTCTCCGTTAAAACCCTGTTTGATATCATCATTTAAACCGCCAACGCTATCAAGTACGGCTCCTGTAGAGCTTGCTATACCTTCGGCGAGACCTTCACCCATAAAGTTTCCCATTTCTGCCATAACAGCAGAAGGGGAGTGTATTCCCCATGCTTCACGGAAAATATCAACAACAGACTGTCCAAAGCTCTTTATTTTCTCTACTATCCAGTCTTTTGCGTTTTGAATACCATTCCAAATGCCTTGCACTATCATGGTGCCTGCTTCTTTAAAACGGTCAATCACAGCGTTAATTGCAACAATCGCTCCTTTGCCCAAAGAGTACATTATATTAGCCATACATTCAAGCAATTTCGGAATGCCGTAGATCAATCCTTCGCCGAGTTTTAGTATAATCAACCCTGCTGCATCAAACAATTTGGTTAACGTTGTGGGATCACTGAGAGCAACCTCTATTTTTTCGATAATCATAGGTATCTTTTCGATAAGTATAGGCAATGCCTCGGCAATACCGAGAGTAAGCCCCGTAATTATAGAAATGGCTGCATCAAGCAAAAGTGATAAATTGTTACTGTCTGTCAGAACATCTACTATAGCAAGCATTATATTGACTATCTGAGGCACAAGTGTAGGTAATGACTCCCCTATACCGTTTCCAATAGCAAGAACTATTTGCAACGCAGTTTCCGCCAGTATAGGTAATAAAGTAAGTATCATTTGTCCTATCTGACCGATTCCCTCTGTGAGTGCCGGGAGGATAGCCGTTATAATGGTAGGCAAGTTATTTCCGAGGGCTGTTATTATAGATGTTGCTGCTGAAATAGCAGCAGGAAGAACGGCTATTAAAAGCTCCGGAAGCGTCTTGGATATCATAGGGGAGAGCTTAGTAACAAGTTGAGGTAAAGCTTTTCCTATCGCCCCGACTATCCTTTGCAAGGCAGGGAAAATATTGTCACTGACAGCTCCCACGGATTGTATTAAATTTTCTACCAAGCCGTCAAGGGGAGCATCTTCACGACCGAAACCCGTAATAAGATTCTCCCATGAAGATTTAAGCATGCCAAGAGAGCCCGAAATGGTGGTTGCTCCCTCTTCTTGTGTGGCATTGACTATCCCCATTTTGTCTTGTATTACACCAATTGCCGTGGCTATGTCCGCAAAGGAGGAAATATCATAATCCACTCCACTTATTGCTGTGGCATCTTGCAGGAGCCTTTCCATCTCTTCTTTGGTGCCGCCGTAGCCGAGCTTAAGGTTGTCAAGCATGGTAAAATTTTGTTTGGCAAAACCTTGGTAAGCGTTTTGAATACTTTCCATTGAGGTACCCATCTTGTTGGCATTATCTGCCATATCTATTATAGCTCTGTTGGCTACATCTGCCGCCTTATCTGTGTCACCGCCTAAAGATTGAATCAGAGAAGCAGAAAAAGATGTAACGGTTTCCATGTATTCGTTACTTGACATTCCTGCCTTTTCGAACGCTCCTGCAGCGTTGTTAAGTACCTTTTGTTGTGCATCTCCGAAAAGGGTTTGCACACCGCCTTCCAACTGCTCATAATTCGCATAAGCATCAAGAGCTCGTTTTCCTAAAGCTCCCACGGCAGCACTTGCCGCTCCGAGGCCTGCCGCTGCTGCCGATCCGATTCCTGCCGCAACCGATCCCAATCCTTTTAAGGCATTGCCAAATGCAGAGGAAAAGCTTTTTCCGGAAGCCGCTCCGTTTTCGTTAAATGCCTTTTCGAGATTTTCTTTCAAGCCCTTTGTTGTCGGCATTATCTGCACATAAGCTTGAGCAATAGCGCTATTCTCGTTTGCCATACAGTTGCACCTCCAATTCTTCTATATTGTATGTTCCGTATTCTTTTTCTTTGGTTAATATTTCGTATACGCTTTCGGGTTTGTTCCTCCCCTTTTGTCCGTCTTTCGTTTTAGCCCAGACAAGCCAACTCAAACGATCCACTATCAAACTTAGCAAGGTTTGCTCGATTGTAAGCTTTTGCTTCGATAACGTTTTCATTAAACGGCTATCTGCCGGAAGTCCACATGCAAGAGTGGCTATTAAAACAACGTTGTAATCCGTATAATTGTAAATATTATAATATTGAGCCAAATCGCATATCAGAGCATCCTCGCTGGTTGCGATCATACCACCGAGGCTAATTATTTTTTTATTTCGCTATCGTTTCCCATCTGCTTTATAATATCCAATATTTCTTCCTCTACTCTTTCCGTGTTGGCGATCCCGTCTTCCGCTGTACAATGAGCTATAAGTTCCGAATCATCCCCTATAAGCAATTCCACTAAGTCGAAAAGAGCAGAAGCTCTGATTAAAATGTCTTTTGATTTAGTTTTTGCTATTGCCTTTACAAATCTGTAGTCAGTCAACATCTTTTCGTTTATATCACATTTAAATCCTGTTTTTGTTGTTATTTTCATATTTTCCTCCTATAAAAAACTATAAAAAAACACCCTCCCTCAATAGAGGAAGGGTAAAATATCAGTTTGCTATATATTCGTAATGTGTTACTCCGGTGGTATCGGGTAAGCAAGTGATTGTAACATCATACTTGATAATGTCATTATCAACATATACTATATCGCCCACTTCCGTAACCACACCGTTGGGAACCACGATTCTTTTCAATGTTCCCTCTCGGAGTACCATATCAAAGACGTAAGCATGAGCTTCAAGAGCTGCCTGTGTAGCCTGTACGGTTATGTCTGTAGTTCCGGTAACTTTGGTGTCACCATAAACAACTTTTAAGGCATCGGCGTTTTTGGATTCAATCAAGCTAAATGCAAAAGTATCGTCTCTGGTCTGTTGTTTTACCAGTACCACATCACCGCCCCATGCGTGTACCACCTCAGTGTCGGGACTGTTGGAATTTGTCAAACCGTCCTCCGAAACATAGCCGAGGGCCGTGAACCCTGTAAGAGTATCACTTGCACTTGTCGGCATTGTTGCGGTGGTGGGGGCTATATGTATGGCTCCGCTTGCTTTCGCCTTACCTGTACTTACGTTCTCAACTGTATTTGCCATTTAATCACTCCTTTCAATATCAATAGTGTACTATGTCATATACGGATTGATATCTGTATTCTTTTAGCTCCGGGTCTGTAAAATTGGATGAACTGTTGAGCTTGATTGAAGAAATATTGTAATGCTCTGCGCTTAAAAGAGTATTTTTGACTTGCTCGTCAAGCTCAGCAGCATCAAGAAGGCTATCGGCATAGCTCTGTACGGCGAATCTCGAACGGCACAAAATCCCGTGTTCCTCGCAACTTTGTCCAATCCGCTCTAAAAGTACCCATTGCTTTGGGGCTTTTGGAGGTCTCTCCATAAAGCATCTATAATCCGACAAAATGGACAATAAATCTTTTTCAATCATTTATTGCTCACCGCCTTTAATAATGTGTTGTGCCTGTAGTTGTCTCGCTTTGCCTCGTTGGTAGCAGGAAACACGCCCACATTGATTCTGTGTCTTCCCTCAAAGGTGTTTGTTTCGTAGCCTGCTCCTGCCTTACTCGCAACTTCTTCGGCAACTTTTTCACAATACTCTTTTACTTCTTCACCTTTCAATATCTCGCTGCTTACATTGGTTTGCGCAAGCTTAATTTTCGTCTTGCTCATACTCCCCCACCCTCTCAATTTTTACCTTCTTGTTCCATTTCAAAGGTATATTGCTTTCTATCCCTGCCGTAGGATAGCCTATCGTTCTATATGTTCCTTCAAACGGTGCCGGCAACGTTACCTTTGCGTTTACCCAGTTGTGTGCATCGCCTTTCGGTATCGCTAATAAATATGCCACCCGTTTGCCATACAAATTATAGGTATCCGTAATGTCTTGTGTGGAAGGTTCTCCCACAAGCACATTTTCAACGGTGCTTGTGGTGTAAACCGTTGTCGGATGATTGAACTCATCAACCGCACCTCCGGAAGGTTCATGTATCGTTACCGATATTCCTTGTATATCCATTTCAGCTCTCTCCCCTCATAAGCTCTGCCATATCTATGCCGTATAACCTCTGCCGGAGGAAGCCCAGCTCTTTTAATTCGGCTTTTGTGATATACAAAGTTTGTCCACGGTTTGAATATTGCGTTGTAAGCGAGTAGCCCATGGCCGATTGTGTAAAACCCGTAACGGTGGAAGGTGCCGATGTGTCGGTAGTAGTATCCACTGCTCTATGTGCCGCATTTATACATACAGACTTTACGATTTCGAGATAATCTTCATCTTCTACGGCTGTGGCAATGTCAAAATTGTACTTTTTTGCAAGCACATTTATTTTTGATGAAGCCGTTTGAAGGTATCCCTCAATCATTGCTGCTTCGCTTGCTTGATATGAATAATAAACGGCGTAATCTTTTAATTCCGCATACATTTCGACACCTCCTCACTCACTTCTTTACCGCTCTTTTTTTTGGCGGCTCTTTTTTGGTTTCAGATACCGCCGTTTCGTTGGCGGTATCCTTTTCATCCGTAACAGCTTCGTAGCCGTCCCAATCGAGAGGCATTTCGCATGTTACAATTCTACCGGTATTTTTTTGCTTGTATATAAACATCCAATCACGCCCTTATTGCGATACTATCTTTGCGAAAGCGCCTGCATTGAGCACAGCCCAACCGATATAAGCTTCCGCTCTGATGTAGATCTGGTTAAATCGTTTAAGGTCGCCGTTGTTGTCCGGGTCACCATAGGGGATAATTTCCATAGGGATCTCTTTAGCGAAGCCCCACTTGAAATAATCGAAATCACCGACAATGGCAAGGTCCTTATTGTTTGTGCCGTAAGAAACGGTGTTGTTTACCTCTGCAGACATACCGTTAAGGACTTGATTGTCTTTAGTTGACCATGTTAATTCGGGGAACATCTTAGCTCCGTTGGAAGTGGTAATCTTGGCAAGAGCAGATCTGTAAGCCTTGCTCATAATAATTCCGTTTATGTCAAACTTATCTGAGGTATCAAAAAGTGCAAGAGCATCCTCAACATCCTCATCTTCACTGCCTGCTGTTGTTGTTACGGAGTTCACGGTCTGATCGATATAGTTGGTAATAATTGCAGCGGTTGTTCCTGTTCTGGGGTTGAAACCATGCATAGCCATGATATCTAAGCCTCTACCAACTTTCTTGGCGAAGCCGTCAGTAAATTTTGATAAAATTTCAATCTGCTGTTCCTGACTTGCAAACATAAACTCATCGGAAACACGGAAACCGTATTCTACCTTTTTGGGAGAAATAGTAACCGATGTGATCGAAGGGTTACCACTTGACTTTGCGCCGTTTTCGTCGACAAGGTTTACTTCATCATCCATGTTGAAAACAAAAACCTTGTTTCCAACAAAGGACACGGGGGATGCATTGGCAAGTCGTGCAAGGGAAGAGTGTCCGCCCACCTTTCCAAAAACTTCTTTTGTCAGAATTTCGGGGAAAAGAGCCCCTTTAAATAAATTAGCAGTAGCCATAAAATGCTACCTCCTTTCTTACTTAGTTAATGCGCTCAAAAGCTCTTGCAGTCCGTTGCTTTCGGGCTCATGCGTATTGTTTTGCGCAATGGGCTGTTGAGGTGACAGCAAGCTGCGGAGCTTAGCGGCAGATTGTGAAAGCTCTTCATCGGTGTCACCCTGCAAAAATTCAACGGCATTTGCCGGAAGATTGTTTTCTGTCGCAACTTTCTGCTTAAGAGCGTTTTTTGCATATTTTTCATTTTCAGCTTGTAATGTTTTGTACTTTTCGGCAAGTTCCGAACTGCTCTTTTCTGCTTTTTGGTACTTCTCGGTCAGTTCTTCAAGCTGCTTGCTTATAGTACTTATTTGATTTGTTACTTCCTCGGATTTTTTCTTTTCACGGCTCAAACGTTCTTGAATGATTTTGTTGAGTTGCTCCTGTGAAGTGATTGGTTTAAAATCCGTGTTTTCCTCGTTTTTTAAAGGTTCGAGTGCCTTGTTATCAGCATTTTCAGCCATGTTTATTTCCTCCTTTTGCCTCTTGAGTATGAGTAAATATAAAAAAAGAGCCAAAGGCTCTTTAGTTATCCTGTAACCATCTGATTGATACTGTTTCGGGGATGCTCTCTGTATTAAATGTTACATTTTCCTTTGAATTATCAATGTTTATTTTGTTTATTGAAGCTTGGTAGCAAACCATATTGCTTATTGCGGTGCAGCTTGTCGGAAGGTTCAATATTTCCACTCCCGAATGTGAAAAAGGAGCGTACCCGACATCTTGAACACCGCCCATTACAACATTTTTTAAACTTAAGCAAGCCTCAAACATATAATCGCTTATTCTTGTAACACCATCGGCGATGAAATTCACTATATCGCTGTTATTTGCAAGAACGCTCCTACCTACCGTTGTTACTGTATTCGGAAACACAAGTGTTTCCCCGTGGTAAGGAAGTTTACCGATATATGAACAGCTGCCGGCAATGCCTACACTTTTAAGCAGCGGATAAGGTTTCGAGGCAGTGAAGCCTGTTATTCCCTCCGAAATGATCAGCTCTGTTATTTCCGACATATCTATGCCTGTGTCAAGTCCGGGACCAAATGCACCCGTGCCGGATATGGTCAGTACAGAGCCTTTTTTCTCCCATGTGAAATTCCCTGTCGTTCCTCTTGTTACGGGCACGGGAGAAAGCATGTCAACAATGTTGTAAGCTTCCCCGTCCTCTCCTATAAATCTGCCGGAATGGGGTTCCATTTCGTTAATGTTTGGCATCTTGTTCACTCCTTTCTTATACCACTTTCCCTTTCTTTTGCAATAGCAATCCTTTCCTCTCTGCCGGAAGCAGCGGCAAGCTTTTCTTGTGTTCTCACGTCCTTCATATAGTTGGAAATTCGTTGCCTTTTCCCTTTGCTCGGGTAAAAGTCTATTGTACAGACGCAACCCTCATGTCTTGCATATATTCCCTTTGCCTTCGCTTCCTCGGGCGTGTAGGTTCCTGCAAGGCTTGCACACCAACTGCAACAATTAGGTTCCGTTCTTCTTACAACCTTTGCATTAAAACCCGCTTTTGCCTGTTTTTCGGCATTTACCTGTATAATGTCCGTGTTAACCGATTGTAAAAAGTTCTTTGAACCTGTAGAGAGTAAAGCAAGAGAGCCGACAGCAAGCAAACCCTTAAGCCGATTTTCGCTGTACTTTGTTTTTACGGCTTTCATGTTTATATCTGCTCGCTTGTTCAAGCTCTCTTGTGCTAAATAGGTATAATATTTTATTTCTTTTGCCGATGTTCTTTCAAGCTCTTTTATTTCCTTGTATTCTTCATCGGAGAGAGTAAAGTCTTCATCGGCGGCGTCACTTTTGTATTCTTGTATAAGTTTTCTTACAAGCTCCCCAATTAATTCGGCATAACGGTTGCTATCATTATGGTCGGGGTTTCGTTTGTTTTTTAAAGCTTGCAGCTCTTCATTCTTTTCAAATTCTTTCCAAAACCTTTCAGACAGCACTCTCTATCACCTGCCTAAGAACGTGTTTAAGCTCTCCTCCGTAAAGTATTTGGGAATCGCTTGATTTATCTTGTTGATTGCATCGCCCATTCCGCTCATGTCGCTCGGCGTTACTTCAAAAATAGGGCGCCATATTGCTTTGTAATCCGAAAACACATCTCTTGAGTATGCGTAATCATCTCTTAACGCTGCCGCCGTGTATGCTACATTAAGGAAAGACGATGTAAATGTGCGTTGTGCTTTGGTTGCCATGAGCCTTAAATTTTCATGTCCTGCCTTAATTGCCTCGGCACTCGAAGGGTTATCGGTAGAAAAGCCCAAATCGTCAAGTGTCAATCCACATTCCCCTGCAAACATGGAAGCTATACTTTTCAGTTGGTCGATATAGGGTGCCATTGTCTGCTGTTGAAACTGTCCTATCGCAGGCTTGTCGCCGTCTTCGTCTTTGGTTATCTGTAAGAATGTTGACATGTACATTCGGAATGTATCCTCGGTCGCATTATCTTCCGAGAGTCCCAACAAATACTTTTGAGGGTATGAATAAAACTCTCCCGAAACGTCCGCCCGTAGCATTGTTCTTTTAGCTGTGTCTTGCAAATACATACAACTGCGGCTTATTCTTGAATGTCCGAAGGGTCGTTTTGCATCGGGTTTGTAAATTATAGGAACAAGCTGCGCTGCTACGGTTTTATCTGTCCATTCTTTGTTGTTTTCAATGTCAAAGTAAACTGTTTCCGCTGGTGTGAAGTATGCTTCAAGTGCGGGAGCTCCTTTGGCATCTCTCTTAAGAACCGCATAACCCTCGTCAAGTAAATTCGTTATAGGGTTAATGTTGCCCGTAGCATTTGAACCGTCTATCACCTGTAGTGAAATGTTATCTCCCTGCTTTGAAATATAAGCAAAGCAGCAAGCAGAAATCAGTGCCGATAATATTGCACTATCAAAAAATATGTCCGGGTTGTTTCGTTTAAAAATATCATTTACCGCAAAAACGTCTCCCTGTTCATCTTCCAAGCGCTCAAAGCTCAGCCTATCGGCAAGGCTGTCCACCGCTTTTGTGCACCAACCGCTCACGGCTTGAAATTGTATTTGCAAGCTTGTCGGAACAGCATTTATGGAGTACCAACGATCATCTTTTTGTTCGTAGTATGTATATCTTGTCTTAACTCTGTTTCTCTTTATGGCAAGTTTCTTTTTTAACGCATCTATCGGCATTGTTTCACCCCTTTTCGGGCATCGCCCACTCGGTTCCGTACTTGTCTGTTATCTGCTTGAAGTCTTCGTAATCATGGGGAACTATTTTTGAGTTTTCCCCAACGTGTAAAAGTTCATGTTCAAGTAATATTTCATATTGCTTTTGATTAAAATATTCACAATTCGGTGTGTAGATCACTATATAAAAATTTGCATCAATGAAAGTTTTATCTATTTCTTTGACCTTTATGCACTGCCCGAAAACTGTTTTTTTGCCGTTTCTTTTTGCTTTATCGCAAAGGAGATACTTTATTTTTATATCCTTTTCCTTTATCCAGTTAAGCTCCGGCACCTCGGATATAACCTTTTCGGCAAGCTTTGTTATTTCCTTGCTTTCTGTGTACATCAATCAAACAGTCCTTTCCGGTCAAAGGAAACATAAACCCGTAAAGTATCATAGGTAAGTGAAAGCCCTTTATCATCGCCTACGATAAAACCCTTTTCTACAAGTTTTTGAACCGTTTCCTTACCCCACTCAGGGACTTCATCAAGGTTGCTGTACTTTTTGGGAGCGAGAGCCTGTACCACCGTGTCGATTTTTCTGTCAACCATAGCCATCAGCTCATCTGTCTGTAATTTGTTGTATTTATATATCATATCATTGCAGATTTTTTTTACTTCGTCTGCTGTCATATCATCACCCCAGTTATAACATATATTCATGTCGACATCGCCGTCTATGCCGTTTACTTTGCCCTTGTCCGTGTACTGCCAAATGATCTCACCTTTGTTCGGCTTGTAATCTTCCCACACGGTACCATCATCCCCACCGTAAGAAGCAATCCAAAGGGGATATCCTGTTACACCGTTCAGATACGTGTTGTAGTAGGACAATCCTGTATAAATTCCAACTTCGTAGCCGTGAGCGTTCATAATGTTGGTAAATTCTTTGATAGCGTTTTTCGCATACCACCCCAAATACTCTTCTTCGACATCGTACCAAACAGGACCCGTAATTTTTCCCTCGCATCTTTCTATTTGACTTATGGCGTGATACGCTTCCGAAACTGCTTCCTGTGTGGTCTGTGCGTAAGAGTATATATACGCTCCTACCTTTAAGCCTGCTTTATAAGCATTTTTCACATTTCGCACAAATGTATAATCGTTTTGGCTTTCAAAATTACAGCCGTAACCTAATTGGCAAATTACACCTGTAATCCCATCTTTTTTTACAGCCTTAAAATCAATATCGCCGTTGTGTTTACTTACATCAATTATCTTTTCCATCTTGCTTCACCTCTGGAAGTCCTGCTAAACTTGTCAACATTGATAGTATGCCCGAAAGCACGGCGGTAGAAAGTACGGTTTTCCAGTCCACAGCAGACATAAGAGCAGTGGTGCCTATCATCGCAACCGCTGTTTGTGCCATTGTTTTGATTGCCCTTATCAGAGCGGCTTCAAACCACCGCTCAAAATAGCTGTTTAATCTATCCATTTTCTAAATCCTCGATTCTGTGATTTGCTACCGCTATTTTTTCGTCTATGACTTTTATCTCTTGTTCCGCTTTGTACATACGGTCTATCAGACTGTTATGTGATTGCACCTTTTTTTCAAGCTGTTCAAGCCGATACACAACCAATTTATTGTTGAGCACCAAGCCTACAAAAGCACCGATGCCCGACCCCACCAATCCGACAAGAGCGGATATGATAGCGGCGGTCATACCGTATCACCGCCCTCTTTTTCAAGCGTATCGGGTTCTGTTACGTCTATCGGCTTGTATATAACCTCTTCCACA